GGTCCCGTGGTCCGGGGTGGCCGCCGCCGTGGACCGGGTGGCGTCGTTCCAGGTGGCCGTCGGCGGGCTGGCGCACGCGGTGCTGACCCCTCTGCGCGGTGAGGCAGAGTGAGGGCATGGGCAATATCAAAGACAGACTTGGCCGGGTCAAGGTGACGGTGGGCTACGTGGTGGCCGAGTCCCTGTCCGGTGGGCGCAGGCAGTACCTCGGCGCAACGCTTCGCGGTGGCTACACCGCCGGGTGGTGGTCCGAGTCACAGGCCGCCGCCATCCGGTTCCTCACCAGGAGCCGTGCCGCCAAGATAGCCAAGAACTACCGCGCCAATGGCATCCAGACCGGGCGCGTCGTCCGGCTGTGGAGGTGGGTGTGATGGCCACCCTCCTGATCCAGCAACCCGACGGGCTCTTTTGCATCTTCGGCACCGAAACCGCCTCGTTCCTGATGACCGACCTGACAGAGCGGGTCGCCGAGACGGCCGCCTACGAGCTGCTCATGTGCCTGCCGTCGTGGGCCGGCAACCCCGACGGTGCCCGCGCCCGAGCGGCCTATATGATCGACACCGCCAAGAGGTCGCCGGACCCGTGGCCCGCCGCCCGTGAGCGCGTCGTTCAGGTCCACGGCCCGGACGCCGCCGAGTGGATGCGCGCCCTTGACCGGCAAGCCGCCATCGACGCCTTCAACAACGCCACCCCGGCGCAGATCGAGGCCGCTACCGCCACCCTGTCGCCCGAGGGGCAGGCGTGGGCGCGGGCGTTCGAGGCCAGGGGGTCGCGATGACCGCCCCGATCCACCTCGCCGCCGTCGAGCGGCTCTACACCATGAGCGACCAGGACCGCCGCTGCCCCGGCTGCGGGTGGCCGCTGAACGCCCAGCACGGAGAAGACTGCCGCTGCCCCGCGTGTGGCCGCCCCACGACCGACGCCGATAACATCGACCGCGCCACGGCCCGCGCCCTGCGCCGGGAGAGGGGGCTTACGCCATGACCGGCCCGCTTGCCCTCGCCGCCGCCTACCTCGACGCTCTTGACCAGTGGGTCTCGGTCGCCGCCCGGGTGGAGCACCTGCGGATCATGGGCCACCCGGTCCCGCGCGGCCTCGCCCACCACCTCAGCAACGCCACGGCGCGCCTTGACGCCGCCCGTGCCGCCCTGTGCGGGGTGGACGTGAGGCCCCGGGTAGGCCGCGTCCTGCGCGCCGTGGCGGTGTGGCTGGGCGAGCACGGCACCCGGTGCGAGGCGGCGTCGGTGCGCCTGTGGTACCTGGCGCGGGCGTACGAGACCGGGGGCCTGCGCGGGGTGGTCCGGGGCGGGTGGGCGACCCCTCGGCGGGGCGGGGTAGGGTCGGGGGCATGAGCCTCCTCGCCCCGGTACGCATCGACAGCCCCGCCGGCCGCCGCCTGTCCGAGGCGTGGGCCCGCGCCCTCGTCCGCCCCTGCCCCGCGTGCAGGCAGCAGCGCCGCCTCGTCCGGTGCGAGCGGGACACGGACGGGGAATACCTCGCCTGCGACTGCACCGACCCCGGCGTGGACCTCGCCGCCCGGGTGCGCGCGGCCGAGGGCACGGTATGCCGCTGCGGCGTTCGGCGCCGTGCCCTGGCCTACACGGTCGGCGCGGTGACCGTGCGCGTGCTGGTCTGCGGCCCCGGGTGCTGGCCCTTGCACCGCGACCTGCTGGCCGAGCTGGCCCGGCTGGCCGCCGCCACCCCTGGCCCGGTGGGGTAGGCTGGCGTCATGGCCCTCGTAATACAGCAGCCCGGCACCTCGAACCGCCAGCCCGACGCCCCGGACCGCTTCTGCCTGTTCGACGACGACGCCGGCGCCTTCCTCGCCACCGACCAGAACGTTGTCGAGATGACCAAGGCGGTCATGTCGCGCCTCAATGCCCGCGGTCTCAATGCCCGCGGCGCCGCCATACAAGCCGGCAAGCTGCTGGCGCAGGCCCGCCGGTACGCCGCCGAGGGGCCTGCGCGTGACCCGCTCTGGCAGGTGGCCAAGAACGGCGCCGCCACCCCGGAGGCGCGGGCGTGGGTGGCGACGGTCGAGGCGGCAGCCCGTACCAACGCCGGCCAGCTCGCCACCACCCCGGCGGCGCCCCGCGGGTGCAAGGTCACGGTCGGATGGGTGGTGGCCCGGGACTACCCGAAGGGCGACGCCACCGTGCGCGAATACCTCGGCCTGCGCACCGCCGCCGACACGCTCGACCTGCACGGGTTGTGGGGCGAGCGAGAGGAAGCGGCCCGGCTACCGCAGCACCAGGCCCGCGCCCTCGTCCGGGCACTGCGGCGCCGGGGGGAGGATGTGCGGGTGGTGAGGCTGTGGCGGTGGGTGGCGACCGGCTGACCCCTCGCCCGGGTGGCGCATGATTCGGCCATGCTGATCGCCGATACCCGACCTCACCCCCAGGACGAGGCCGATCTCCGCTGGCTCTGGTGCGAATCCGAGGGGGCCATGGGTCTCCGGTCCTCCCTCGGCGCCCAGCTCGACCGGCTGGCCGAGGGGCGCATCACCGCCCACCAGTCCGGCACCCCCGACCTGTCCGAGTCCGCCTACCTCGCCGCCACCCGGCAAAAGGTCATCCTGCGCCGGCTCCGCACCCTGGCCACCACCCACCAGACCACCCTGCGCGCCGCCTACGGCCCCGGCCTGCCCGCCGAGCACCTCAGCCGGTGGAAGGACCTCGGCACCACCGCCCTGCCACCCACCCTGATGCTGCTGGTGGCCCAGCGGGAGAGCGTGCCCCGCAAGCGCCTGGCCGGGTGGCTTACCCCACCCAAGCCAGCCACCCTGCCCGACGACGCCACCGAGCAGGCCAGGGCCCAGGCCAAGGCCGACCACGCCAAGGTCATGGCGACGTGGAAGGCCCAGGCCAAGGAAGGGCTCTCGGCCCTGCGCCGCGACGCGCAGGTGGCGCTGGTGCAAGCGGTGTCGGCCTACGGGGAGGCGGCCCGGATGGACATGACGGCCCACGGGCAGAGGCGCGGGTGAAGATGACTGGGGCGCGGGTGAAGCCCTACTACACCCTGAGCGAGTACGCCCGCCTGACCGGCGCCACCCTCCGCTCGGTCCAGCGCCGCGCCGACCGCGGTACGCTGTCCACCGGACGGGTAGGAAAATATCGGGTCGTCTACCTCGTGCAAATCCAGGCCGAAAACCCGGACTTGTGGGCCTCGATTGCGCTCGCGTTGCAGGTGGCTGGCAAAAAATAATCAGCCACGGACACGCCCGGATGACCACACGGGGTGTTCTGAATAGGTAGGGGCTTTGATGGTCCGGCGCCGCCGCGCGCACCCCGGCCCGCGCCCCGGCAGGAAGGGTTACGGGTACGTGTGCCCGCGACCGGGTACCACCATGGCCGATCAGCCACAGCGGGGGCGGCCAACGAAGCTGACCCCCGAGAAGCACGCCGCCATCATCACGGCCATCCGGGCCGGCGCCAGTCGCCAGGCCGCCGCCGCGTCGGTGGGCGTCGCCTACAACACCCTGAGAGAATGGGTGGCCAGGGGCGATGAGCGCCACGCCGACCGCGAGCCGACCGAGGATTTTGCGGCGTTCGCGGCGGACCTACACACGGCCGAGGCCGAGTTCGAGCAATCGCTGATCCGGCAGGTCGTCGAGTACAGCGCCATGGGCGACAAGCCCGACTGGCGCGGCCCGGCGTGGCTGCTGGAGCGGCGCTTTAGCCAGCAGTGGGGCAAGACCACCAAGACCGAACTGAGCGGACCCGGGGGCGAGCCGCTGTCCAAGATCGACGTGGCGAAGCTGTCCGATGCAGAACTCGCGGAACTCCGACAGCGTCTTCGCGGGGGTAAACCTTGAGGCCCTGCCGCCCGACCAGCGCGCCCTTCTGGAGGCTCTGGTCGAGGTAGAGGCCGAGTCCCGCGAGCGCGAGCGTGCCCGCCAGCCGCTGCAAGACTTCATCCCGTCGATCACCCCGCGGTGGTCGAGCCCGCGGCACCTTGCCCGGCTGACCGACCTGTTCGAGCGCATCGCGCAAGGCGAGCGGGTCCGGGCGCTGGTGAGCGTGCCGCCGCAGCACGGCAAGACCGAGACCCTGCTGCATGCCCTGGCGTGGCTGCTACGGCGCAAGCCTCACCTCCGCAACGCCTACGCCTCGTATGCCGCCCAGCTCGCCTTTACCAAGAGCCGACTGGCGCGCGACTACACCCTGGCCGCCGGGGTCAAGCTCCGCGACGACGCCAACAAGGTCAACGAGTGGGTGACCACGGCCGGCGGCGGTCTACTCGCCACGGGCGTCGGTGGTCCCCTCACCGGCAACCCGGTCGACGGGGTGCTTCTGGTCGACGACCCGCACAAGAACCGGGCCGAGGCCGAGAGCGCCGTTATCCGCGAAGAGATCAAGGGGTGGTGGACTTCCACCGCCATGACCCGCGTTCACCCGCAGGCGTCGGTGCTGGTGGTGCATACCCGCTGGCACCCGGACGACCTGATCGGGTGGCTGCGCGAGGGGGACAGCGGCAAGTCCTGGGAGGTCGTCGAACTGCGTGCCATCGCCGATGGCACCGACCCCGGCGACCCGCGGCAGCCCGGCGAGGCGCTGTGGCCGGAGTACATGCCGGCCGACTTCCTCGAAGAGCGCAAGCGCGACGTGGGCCCGTACGACTGGGCCAGCCTGTACGACCAGCGCCCCCGCCCCAAGGGCGGCAGCGTCTTCGGCGACGTGCATCTGGCCTCGCCGCCGCCTGGCTACCGCGTCGTCATCGGTATCGACCTCGCCTACACCGAGAAGACCTCCAGCGACTACTCGGTCGCGGTGGTCATGGCCGAGGTCGGTCGCAAGTTCTACATCCTTGACCTGCACCGGATGCAGGCCCCGGCGCCCGTGTTTGCCGAACGGCTGCGGGCGTTGCAGCAGCAGTACCCGACGGCCCGGATGGTTGCCTACGTGGGCGGTACCGAGCGCGGCGTGGTCGACCTGATGAACCTGTCGGCCGACGGCAAGGCCCGCCTCAGCATCGAAGCCAAGCCCGCCGTCGCGGACAAGTTCATCCGGGCGCAGCCGGTCGCCGCTGCCTGGAACGACGGCCGCGTGTTCCTGCCCCCGTCCACGCCCGCCTGGGCGTCGGCGTTCGTGTCCGAGGTCCGCATCTTCACGGGCCAGAAGGACCGGCACGACGACCAGATCGACGCGATGGCGGCGGCTTACGACGCCCTGGCCGCACCCAGCCTGTCCCGCTCCGACCTCGACAAGTTCCGCGACCAGATCCGCCGCCCGACATGACCACCCCGCCCACGCTGCCCCGCTCGCCTGACACGCAGGTCCGCAAGGACATGCCGGTCATGGCGTGGACCGGCTCGTGGGGCACGGTCTCGATCCAGCAGGCGCTGGACAACCACGACCTCGGGCAGTTTCTCCTCAGCGCCCAGTTGAGCGAGTCGGCGCAGCGCGATGACCGCGTCGCCACCGCGCTCAACACCCGGTGCAAGGGCCTGCTGGGCCTGCCGCGCGAGATCACCCCGAGCCCTCGAGGTGACCGCCGCAAGGCCAAGACCGCGGCCAAGGACCTCGAGACCCTGTGGGCCGAGACCGACCTGACCGAGTCGATGATCCAGCTCCTGCGCTGGCAGGTGATGATGGGCTTCGCCGTGGCCGAGATCCTCTGGACCGGCGACGCTTCCGCGTGGACGTTCTCGCTCAAGGTCTGGCACCCGCAGTTTCTGTGGTTCAACTGGGCCACCCGCCAGTACATGCTCAACACGAGCGAGGGGCCGGTGGCGGTGACCCCCGGCGATGGCAAGTGGCTGCTGCTGACCCCCGAGGGTGAGTACCGCGCCTGGATTCAGGGCGCCGTGCGCAGCATCGCCATACCCTGGCTCGGCAGGCAATACGCCTTCCGCGACTGGATGCGGTTCAACGAGGTCTACGGGGTACCGATCCGCAAGGCGTCCGTCCCGGCGCAGACCTCGGAAGACGACAAATACAAGTTCTTCGCCGACATCCGTGACGCCGGCTCGGCCATGGTTGTCACCTGCCCCACGGGTGTTGACGGCCAGAAGTACGACATCGAGCTGGTCGAGGCCACGGCGACCGGGTGGGAGACCTTCCGCAACGCCACCGAGGATGCCGACAAGCGCATCACCCTCGCCCTGCTCGGCCAGAACCTCACCACCGAGGTCAGCGGCGGCTCGTTCGCCGCGGCCAAGGTCCACGGGCAGGTGCGGCAGGACTACCTCGAAGCCGACGAGCGCGGGCTGGTGGCCGGGTTCCGGCGCCAGGTGCTGCGCGCGTGGGCTGCGTTCAACTATGGCGACCCCGACCTCGCCCCGGTGCTCCGCTTCGATGTGGAGCCGCCCGAGGACGCCAAGGCCAACGCCGACACGCTGGTGTCGCTGTCCACGGCCCTGTTGAACCTCGCGACGGTGGCCCCCGAGGTCGACCGCCGGGCCCTGCTGGCGAGCTACAACCTTCCCCTGCACGAGCCCGGCGAGGAGCTGCCGCCCGTGGTCGTGGCACCTCCCGGCGCCCCGCCTGCCCCGGCAGCACCCAAGCCGGCAGCCGACGCAGCCGCCCCGGTAGACCCGCAGGCCGACACGGCCTCGCGCCATGCCCTCGGGCGCTTCGATCACATCGACTTCAGCCCCCCGGACGGCGTGCGCGAGGAGGCCCAGCGCGGGCTCGACTGGCGCGACGAGTACGGCCGCGGTGGCACCGAGGTCGGCGTGGCCCGCGCCCGCGACCTGTCCAACGGGCGCAGCGTCAGCCCGGACACGGCGCGTCGCATGGCGTCCTACTTTGCCCGCCACGAGGCCGACAAGAGCGGCGAGGGCTGGTCACCCGGTGAGGACGGCTACCCGTCCGCCGGTCGCATCGCCTGGGCCCTGTGGGGCGGTGACCCCGGCCGCGCATGGGCCGACAAGCTCACCAAGCAGATGGACGCCGCCGAGACCGCCTCGCGCCACGTTCACGCGCTGGCCGTCCGCGCCCCGGCCCCTGCGGTCGAGGCCGGCGCCTTCGTCGAGGACGTGGGCAGCATCGCCCGGGACCGCGCCGCCAAGGCGATGGCGCCCACGGTACAGGCGGTCCTGGCGTCGCTCGACGGGGCCAAGTCCTACGACGAGATCCGCGCCGCGCTGAGCAAGGCGGCCACCGACCTGAACCCGACCGAGCTGGCCCAGGTGACCGAGCACGCCCTGGTGCTGTCGCAGCTCGCCGGCCGCAACGCCGTGCGCGCTCTGGAGACCCACGATGAGCCTCGCTGACAAACTGATCTCCAGCCCCGACTTCGAGAGCTACGCGACCAGCGGTGCCCTCGTCAGCAACGTCACGTTCGAGACGGCGCGCGGCCCCTGCCGGGCCATCCGGGTCGGGACCGGCGGTGACCTCACCGTGACCCGCGCCCGCGATGGCTCCTCGGTTACCATCTCCGGTCTGGTCGATGGCGAGACCATCATGATCCAGGCCCTGGCGATCATCTCGGCCACCACCACGGCGCAGAAGATCACGGTCCTGTGGTGACCCCTCGCCGCGTGGGCGCACGCTGGCCAGCATGAGCGACCAGACCAGGAACGACGCCCGGGAAGCCCTCGGCAAGCTCCAGCCCCACGCGGACTACATCGCCAAGCAGGAGGCGGCCAAGGGCCACCGCCTGTTTGCCATGCTGCACTACCGCTCGGGTCCGGGCCACGACGAGCGGTGGACCAAGGCGACCGACAAGGCACTGGCCAAGGTCCGACAGGTGGGCATCACCTGCGCCCTCGGCGGCGGTCGCGGCGAGATGCTGCTGACGCTGCTGGTCAGCGACGACGTAAGGCTCGTGCCGCTGGCCGAGTCCTTCGGGCTGAAGCGCACCACGCTCGCCTTTGCGCCCACCGAGTCGGTCACCTTTGTCCATCGACCCTAGCCATGCCCCCATCGCCCACCGCACCCCAAGCCGCCATCGAGTGGCACCGGAAGCGGCTGGCGATGCCCAAGGACGAGTACGACGCGCTGACCGACGAGGCCAAGAAACGGGCCTTCACGGTCGCGGGCACGGCGCAACTCGACCTGATCGCCAGCGTCCAGGTGGCCCTGGACAGCGCCCTCGAACAGGGCACCGACCTCGAAGCGTTCAAGGCCGCGGTGGGCGAGAAGCTTCAGTCCGAGTGGGTCGGCAGCAAGGGCAACCCGGCCAGCCGGCTGGAGACCATCTTTCGCACCAACGTGCAGTGTCTTGTCCCCGGGCAGACGGTTGAGGGGCGATTCGTTGCGGCGTCAAAAGCCAGGTATGCGGGGGATGTTCTTCAGCTTCGAACAAAATCCGGGCGACACCTCACGGTTACTCCCAACCACCCCGTACTTACCCCTTACGGATTCGTCGCCGCGCAGCATCTCCGCAATGGAGACAACGTCTTTGCTCGCGCTGGCGGCATCGACGGTGGACCCGCGCTTGGCCTTGTTCAAAAAAACGAACAGGACCGTCCAGCCTTGATCGAGGATGTATTTCGTTCTCTGGCTAGTGAGCCTGGACGAACCGTGAGTCGGACTCTTGGGCCTCTCGACCTCCACGGCGATGCGGCTCGAACGGATGGCTATGTCGACGTTGTAAGGTCCGATGGCGAACTGCTGCGCAACGTCAAGGCCAAGATCCTTGATTGCGTTCGCGAGTTCATCCTCGCCCTCTCCGCGTCCCAGCAGCCGCTCGTACCGAGTCTTCGCGGCCCTGATCTTCTCCTCCAGCGGAACACGCCGGCCTCGAATGGCGCCCCAGGCTGGAGCCATGGTGGCAACGCGAGCGGCCTTGGCCTGATCTGGCAGGGCCGCCCACTCGGCAACCTTGGCATCCGACGCGCTTCGCCGGCTCTGGCCAATGCTCTTCAGGAAGCCATAGACCTGCCAGGTGGTCAGCCCGAGTTGCTTCGCCAGTGCAGGGGCGCTCTCGCCTCGCTTGTAGCGCTCTACGATGATGCGTTGCGTCTCATCTGGCAGGGCAACCTTCAGTCGACGTGCCTCGGCCCGGCCTCGAATCTTGACGCCAGCATTTCGGAACCTGCGCGTCAGCGCGGGCGCGCCGATCCCGGCTTCATCGGCAAGCTCCTTCACGGAAGCTCCGGACTCATAACGACGGATCAAATCGTTGAGATTGGGTACGGGTTTTTCAGGGGTCATGTCTACGACCTTCAGACCGAGGGGGGCTGGTATGTATCACAACGATTGCTCATTAGCAACTGTGCATACAACGCCGGGCGCCACGCCGAGGCCACCGACCCGGACACGCTGGCGATGCGGCCGTACTGGCAGTTTGACGCCGTGGTCGACGGCCGCACCACGAGCGGGTGCAAGGTCGCCAACGGCGTCGTCTTGCCTGCGGATCACCCGTGGTGGCGGCAGAATTTCCCACCCAGGCATTTCAACTGCCGGGCCACGTTTCACCCGCTGACACGGCGCCAGGCCGCCGCCGCGGGTATCGCCCCCGAGCCGCCTCCCGTGAGCGGTGCCGAGGGCTTCGGCGCGCAGCCGACCTAGGACCGCCATGCACTACCCACGACGACCGATTCGGCTGTCCACCGGGACCGAGCCGCCGACGGAGTTTCGTCTGTTCCCGCTGGGGCAGGTCGAGACGACCAAGGGCACCTTTGTCCTGACCCCGGAGGACGCCGCCGCCTGCGTCGAGAGGCACGTTGGCTACGGCAACGACCTCTCCGTGGACTATGGCCACGGGGTCTTTGAAGAGGCTGATGGGACACCTCAGCGCGCCGCCGGATGGATCGCCGGGCTTCAGGTCCGACCGGATGGCCTGTGGGCCACGGGCGTCACCTGGACCGAGACCGCCGCGCGCATGATTCGGGCGAGGGAGCAGCGCTACTTCTCGCCCGCGTTCATGGCCGACGAGGACGGCCACATCACCGAGATCCTCAACGTCGCCCTGACGTTGATGCCGGCGACCCACAACCTGACGCCGCTCGTCGCCAGCCGACGGAGCGGACGCACTGCAACGAGCAGGAGAACCAGTATGGAAGACAAGTACGTCGATGCGTCCGCGCTGCTGAAGCTGGCCGACGACATCGAAAAGATGGGCGAGGGCGAGGACAAGGAAAAGGCCGACCTCAAGGCCCTCGCCGAGCGCTGCCGCAAACTGGCCGAAGGTGGCGAGACCCTGGCCAAGCTGGCCGAGGATCTGCCCCCGCCGTCCGAAAAGAAAGAGGCCGAGAAGACCTCTGACGACGAGAAGAAGGACGAGGCCGACAAGGCCGCCGACGACGAGAAGAAAGAGGAGGCCAAGGCCGCCTCGCGCATCGTCGCCGCGGCCCGCGAGGCCACGGGCGAGAAGGATGCCTCGCGCATCGTCGGCGCCCTCAAGGCCCTCGGCGAGAGCCAGGGCGCCGTCGTCAAGCTGACCGCCCGCGTGGCCGAGCTGGAGGCGTCCGACAAGGCCGCCAAGGACCAGGCCAAGAAGGACCGCGTGACCGCGCTCGTGAAGGCGTCGGCCACCCCCGGCCCGAAGTGCAACGTCTCGCCCGCCGAGGTCGATGACCTGATCGCGCAGGGCATCAAGGACGAGGAGTGGCTCAAGGGCTACCTCGCCAAGAAGCCCGTGATCGTCGCCGCGTCGTCGGTCGCCACCCCGGCCAGCAACGCCACCGAGGCCGCCGCGGCCAACGTCATCACCGAAGACCAGAAGAAGATCATCCAGGCGTCCGGCCTCAGCGTCGACGACTTCTTCAAGCTGCGCGCCCAGCTGCCCGCCTGACCGGAAAGGATCAACTAAACCATGTCCGCCCTCACCGCTGAGCGGCTCACGCCGCAGTTTGCTGGCTCGTCCGGTCCCACCCCGGCCAAGCTGTACCTGCCCGTCAAGGGCTCCACCAAGATCTACGCCGGCAGCATCGTCGCGCTGAACGCTGGCTACGCCGCGCCGGCCGCGTCGGGCCTCGGCCTCGTCGCCGTCGGCGAGGCGCTGGCCACCGTCGACAACTCGACCGGCGCCGACGGCGACCTGTCCGTCGAGGTGCTGCTCGGGGTCTTCCGCTTCGAGAACAGCACGTCCGGCGATGCCATCGCGCAGGCCAACGTGGGCAGCGTCTGCTACCTGGCCGACGACCAGACCGTCGCGCTGACCAGCAACTCGGGCGCCCGCTCGGCCGCTGGCCAGATCCTCGGCCTCGACTCGTCGGGCGTCTGGGTCTCGGTCGGCCTCGGCGCCTTCGAACTGCTCAACCTCGCCGCGCTGAAGCAGGCGCAGTACCTCAAGGTGGCCGCCGACGGCGCCGCCGGCACCGCCACCAGCGAGACGGTGTTCAACCGCGTCAGCCGCACCGGCACCATCGTCGGCGCCTGGTACGCCCCCTCGGCCGCCCTGACCGGCGACGCGAGCAATAACGCCACCCTGACCCTCGCCAAGCGCGACGGCGCGGGCGGCGGCGCGTCCACCGTCGCCACCATCACCACCACCGCGGTCGCCGGCAACTGGACCGCCTTCGTGCCGGTCTCGCTCGGCACCCTCGCCAACAACACCGTTGCCGCTGGCAACGTCCTCACGTTCGCCATCGCGAAGGGTGGCACAGGCGTCGTCGTGCCCGCCGGCACCCTGATCGTGGCCATCGCGCCCGCCTGACAGGAGCACACCACCATGATCATCAACGGCTCGAACCTGGCGATTCTCACGCAGAACGTCCAGATCAAGTTTCAGCAGGCTTACGAGGCCGCCTCTTCTGACTACGTCGAGAAGGTCGGCACCGTGATCCAGTCCTCGACCAAGGACGAGATCTATCCCCTGGTCGCCCAGATCCCGCAGCTGCGCGAGTGGACGGGCGACCGTCAGGCGCACGATGTGGCGACCTACGACTACAAGCTGTCCAACAAGGACTTCGAGCTGACCGTCAAGCTCGACCGCAACAAGGTCGAGGACGACCAGTACGGGGTTTGGATGCAGACCGTGCTCCCCATGGTCGCCCAGCAGGCCAAGCGCAAGCCCGCCCTGCTGATCCGCGACATCATGCGCGCCGGCCAGAGCACCGCCTGCCACGATGGGCAAAACTTCTTCGATGCCAGCCACCCGGTGAACAAGTTTCCCGGCGGCGGCTTCGCGGGCTCGACCCAGCAGAACTACTGGTCGAGCGGCAAGGCGCTGACGTTCGACAACTACCGCATCGTTCGCGCGGCGATGATGAACTTCCGCGACGAGAGCGGCGAGCGGTTCAACATCACCCCGAACCTGCTGGTCGTGCCGCCCGCGCTCGAGATGCAGGCCCGCATGATCCTCAACAGCGACATGGTGGCCGCGCAGACCCTCGGCAACGACACCAACGTCGGCGGGTACTCCAACCCGCTCAAGGGCTCGGCCGAGCTGCTGGTCCTCCCGGACCTCGGCGCCGACGCCACCACCTGGTACCTGCTCGACACCACCAAGTCGATCAAGCCGTTCCTGTACCAGAACCGCAAGAGCCCCGTGCTCGTGCCGATGTTCAACCCGAACGACGAGTCGGTTTACCGGCGCAAGGAGTTTGAGTTCGGCATCGACATGCGTGGCGTCGCTGGCGTCGCCCTCTGGTGGCTCGCCGCCAAGGCGGTGGCCTGATGGCGGCGGCTGACAAGAGCCTGCCCCTGGCAGTGCAGCCCCAGCCCGCCTCGCCCATGGCCGAGACCATCGCCGCGGTCAACGCGCCCAGCAAGGCGCCGGCCACCGAGCGCTTCTTCGTCTGCACGGGCCGCGGCCCGGCGCGCGGGAAGTTCCGCGGCCAGATCGCCAAGTCCACCGACGGCGAGGGCATCTCGGTCTTCTGGAGCGAGAACCCCATCGAGGTCGTCCTCACGCAGTCCGCCATCGACGAGTGCCGCAAGGACCCGGAGATCGTGCTGCTGGTCGGCAACGAGATCAGCGCCGAGGAGGCCGAGAAGCACGTCGCCGGCCCCGTGGTCGCGCGCGAGCTGGTCGACATGAGCCTGGCCTCGACCGAGGCGCTGGAGGCCGAGGTGGCCCGGCGCAAGGCCGCCAAGCTCATCGCCTCCCGGTCAGGCCGGAGCTGACCCGTGGCTGCCCCCGTCTTCGCGACGACGGCGCAGCTTGCCAAGGTCGTGCCGGCCGGGGCGCTCGCCTCGGTCTCCACCGCGGTGCAAGAGCAGGCCCTGGCCGACGCCTCGGGCGAGGCCATGAACTACATCCCGGACCAGGCCACCGCGCCCCTGACCGAGCCCTACGACCCCGCCCTGGTGCGTCACGTCTGCTGGCTCGCCATGTGGCAGATCATGAGCTTCCGCGGCCTCAACGTGGAAGCCGGCTCCAACGAGTTGTTCAAGATCAACCGCGACGCCGCCGTCTCTTGGCTCACCAAGCTGGCGCGTCGCGAGATCACCCTGAACAGCGCAGGTGCCCCCGTCGCCGGCAAGGGCGGCCCCCGCGTCGCCAGCGCCACCGCGCGCGGCTGGGGCGACATGCCCATTCGCTGACCGCGCCGCGGGCTAGACAACGTGACGCCAGGTCGTGCGCGTGACGATCATGCGCACGGCCGGGCCGGTGATCCCAAACTTTCGAGCCAGCTCGATCCGAGACGTACCTTCATCGGACATGTGTCTTATGTATCGCACATCTTCATCCGTCAGCTTTGCCCTCGGGTTTTTGGTACCAGCGAAGGCCCCCGGCGTGGTGGCAGCGAGCTTTGCCACGCCACCGAAGACGATACGTCGCCGCCCCTTGTTGACCATGTCGTCGTAGTTGTCTTGCTTCGAGCCAAGAAACAGGTGGTCGGGTCGAACGCAGGAAGGTGTGTCGCATCGATGCAGCACGCAGACGCCCTCTGGAATCGGACCATGCGCCAGTTCCCAGGAGAGTCGGTGGGCTTTGAACACGAAAAAACTGCCATCGACGCGCGCTCCAAGACGCCCGTATCCGGACTGATCCTTGCAGGCTGTCCATAGCCAGCACCCATCGCCTTTTTGAACCTTCGCCCAGAACCGTTCGTCAAGCGTCTGCATATCACTTCCATAGTCACGAAAAGGCGAAAAACAAGTGATTACCGGAGACTATGCCGAACTGGCTCTGTTGAAGAGCCAACTTGCGCGCATCGGGTCCGACGGTGTCAAGCGCGTGGCCAGGCAGGTCGGGCTGGAGTGCAAGGCGCTGGTGGCCGAGGGGTTCTCGCGCGGGGTCTCCCCGTCCGGGCAGGCGTGGGCCCCGGTGCGGCGTGGCGGGCAACCGCTGCGCGACACCGGGCGCCTCGCCAGCAGCATCACCCTCAACGACACCGGGGCCGGCTTCACCGTCGGCACCAACGTCTCTTACGCGGCCGTCCACCAGTACGGCGCGACCATCCACGCCAAGGGCAAGCGCGGGCTCTACAGCCCGAAGCTGCGCCAGTTCTTCGGCAAGACCGTGACCATCCCCGCCCGCCCGTTTCTGCCCGAGGGCGACAGCCTGCCGGCGACGTGGGCGACGCGGCTGGACGAGGCCGCCCTCGACGCGCTGGAGGCGTTCTTCGGATGAGCACCCTCGGCGACATCTTCGATGGCATCACGGCCGAGCTGGTCAAGGACTGGCCCGACCTGAACCCGCGCACCGGGGCCCGGTACCTCGCCAACAACGAGGACGCGATGCCCCGGATCGTCTACATCCCGCCGCGTCCCGGCGAGGAGATCTTCGAGGCGCCGGACTACGTCGGCCAGAGCCCCACGCGCCGGCCCAGAGCCTTTCGCACCCGCGTCGCGCCGTGCGAGATCCACGTCGCCGCCGCCTCGTTCGACGACACCGAACGGCTGGCCCACGACCTCGCCAGCGCCATCCACCGCCTGACCCACGGCGCCTACGCGCTGATCGGCGGTGGCTACCTCAGCGAGAACGAGAGCGGCTGGGCGCAGTTCGCCGAGGTCTACGTGATGCGCGTCGCCTTCCGGCAACCGATCCTCGAGATGCCGATGGGGCAGTCGCAAAACACGATCATCCCGACGCAGGCCAAGGTCCAGACCGAGGCCGAGTTCCCCGACGGAACGCAGGTCGACACCCCCTATCCCTGACCCGGAGCCCTGATGCCCGAGACCGTCGTTCAGGTGGGCCCCATCCTCTTGGATGACGGCCCCACCAAGCCCGTGGCCAAGGTCGGCGACCTTGTGTCCGTTGCCCTCGACTACCCGCCGCTGTCCCCGCCCACCACCGTGCGATTCACCTGCACGGTCGAGGAATGGCAGCGCGAGCGCCAGACGCCCGAGTGGGCGTACCGCGCCGCCTACATCGCCAATCACTGGTGCGTGGGCCTGTTGCTGCCCGCCTCTGAATACGACGCCGCCATTCACGCGGCCCAGCACGGAGACATCCGATTATGGCCCTCACGAACCTTCCCGACGTGACCGTGACGGTCAAGGACGGCGCCCTCGGCTCGGCCGCGGGCCTCGGCACCGACCGCTGCGCCGTCGTCGGCACCTGCACCAATGGCACGGCGAACACCGTCTACGAGTTCACCGACCTCCAGACCCTGCGCGACACCCTCGGCACCAGCATCTCGGGCGGCCCGGCTGTCGAGGCGGCGGCGCTGATCCTCGCCGTCAGCGGCAAGCCCGTCGTGGTGGTCCCGACCACCAACGCTACCGCCGGCAGCGTGGGTACGGTCACCATGACCGGCACCAGCCCTGACCCGGGCGCAACCTTCACCGGGACGCCGCTCGACGCCTACTCGATCAAGATCAAGATCACCCTCGGCGGCGCCCGCGGGACCGCGCGCTTCCGGGTGGCGTTCGACGCCGACAACCCGGCCGGGCCGACCTACGGCGACGAGATCGTGACCGCCGCCACGGTCACCACCTACGCCACCGACACGGGTTTGACCATCGCGTTTGCGGTCGGTACCTACGTCGTCAACGACACCTACGCGGCCACCTGCGTCGCGCCGGCCTACACCAACACCAACCTCAACACCGCGCTGACCGCGCTGGCCGGCGACGCCCGCGCCTGGCGCTTCGTGTTCGCGGTGGGCGAGGCTGCCAACGTCGCCGGGTCGGCCACCATGGCCTCGACCCTGGACACGTTCCTGACGGCGCAGGCGACGGCGCACCGGGACGCCTGGGGTCTGATCCAGTGCGCCTCGGACACCGACGCCAACATCATCGCCGGCTTCTCGTCGTTCGTGTCCAAGCGGGTCTCGGTCGCTGCCGGGTTCGCCTCGGTCACCAGCGTCATCTCGGGCCGGGCGTTCAGCCGCGGCGCGGCGTGGCCAGCAGCTGCGCGGGCTATGGCGATGACCCTGAGCCAGGACCTCGGCGAGGTGAAGTCGGGGCCGCTCGACGCGGTGCAGAGCCTCACCCGGGACGAGCGCAAGACGCCCGGCCTGGACGCTGCCGGGTTCCTCACCCTGCGCTCGTTCGTCGGGATGAACGGGGGCTACGTCTGCAACCCCCGCATCATGGCGCCGGTCGGCAGCGACTTCCAACTGATCCAGTACCGGCAGGTCATGGATGCCGCTGCCCGCGTCGGCTACGTCACGCTGCTTCAGTTCGTCAACGCCGAGCTGGTGGTGAACGACAACGGCACCATCGATGAGGGCGAGGCCCAGACCATCGACGCCGCCGTGTCGGCCGCCCTGGCCGAGACGCTCATGCAGCCGAACCTGGCTAGCGCCGTCAGCGCCACGACCGACCGCGCCAACAACGTGCTCTCGACCAGCACTATCAAGTGCAAGCTCCGCGTCCGCCCGAAGGGGTACGCGAAGACCATCGAGGCCGAAGTCGGATTCACCAACCCCAACCTCTCGACCACGGTGACCTGATGGCCCTCCCCGACTACCCACTGATAAATGGATTGCGCCATGATTGGAGTTCACTCCAGATCGAGATCGGCACCCTCAAGATTAACGGTCTCAAGGCGCTGAGCTACAAGCACAGTCTGGAGCCCGGCGAGGTCCGCGGCATCTCGCCGCAGGTGCTCGGTCACACCCAGGGCACCTATTCGGCCGAGGGCTCGGTCGAGATGTACCTGAGCGAGGCCAACGAGCTGAAGGCCATCCTTGGCAACGGCTACATGACCAAGGTGTTCAACGTGGTCGCCAAGTACAGCCCGAAGAAGGGCGACCCGGTCATCACCGACAAACTGATCGGCTGCCGCATCAAGACCGAGGACAAGAGCTTCACCCAGGGCAACGAACCGCTCGCCGTGAAGTTCGACCTCTTCGTGATGGTGGTCATCCCCGATGGCGTGAACCCGCTGCCCACCATGCTGGGCGTCTGACCCCTCGCCGCACCGGACTAGCCTGACCCCATGATCGAACTCACCCAGATCAAGATCGACGAGTTGAAATCCCTCCACGGCGAGCTGCGCAAGTTCTCGCTGGATCGCAACGGTCAACCCTTCGTGGTGCGCGGCCCATCCAACCCCGAATACGAGCGCGCCATCGACAAGATTGGCGAGGGGGGCCGGCGCAGGACCGAGGCCGTGAGCGAGCTGGGGCAGGCTTGCATTGTCTTCCCCGATGCGGCCGAGGTCGCCCGGATCGTGGCGACGAAGCCCGGCGTGCTGATGACCGCCGGCAACGAGGCGCTCGTCATCGCAGGCATCACCGACGCCTTCTCTGAAAAACTCTGAGCACCTTCGCGCGGGCGCGCAGCGACCAGTGGACGGCGGCCCGCTGCCTCCACGAGCTGGCGCAAGGTGCCGAGGGTCCACGCGCACGGGCCGGCGCTCTCCTGATCGCCGAAGCCCTCGACATTCACCGGCAGATTCACACCAAACGCTGACCGGGCCACCCCATGAAATTCGCCTTCGAGATGGTCGACAAGCTGAGCGGCCCATCCTCGAAGATGGCCGACAGCCTGGCCGCCGTGGAAGCCAAGCTCAAGGCGGTGGACCGCGCCGCCAAGCTTGACCAGATCGTCAAGGCCACGGGGGTCGAGCAAAAGCGATTGGTCATGGAGCTGAAACGCTCCGACCTGATCGAGAAGATGTCGGCCGCCGAGAAGAAGAAGACCGCCATCGAGAAGCAGCAGGCCGCGGCACAGGTCGCCTCCGACAAGCGCCGCCAGGTCTCGCTCGACCGGACCACGTTCGCCTTCCGCGCCGCCTTCGGCGACGGCGCGACGGACATGCTCCAGCGGTTCGTCAAGGGTACGTCGACCGTCAGCGACAAGGCCGCCGTGGCCCGTGGTGGCCTCGGCCTCATGGGGCAGGGCATCGGCCTTGTCGCAGGCGCTGCCGTGGCAGCCACCGCGGCTCTGTTGGCGGCGGCCACCGCGGCCGGTGGCATGGCCATCGCGGGCGGCAAGATGCTGCTGGACGCGCAGCGCTACCGGGACACCACCCAGGCGGCGCTGACGTTCCAGCTCGGAAGCGCCGAGGCTGCCCAGAAGACCATGGGCTTCATCGCGGGCATCTCCCGGGCAACCGGGCAGGACCGCCGCACCGTGACCGAGCAGTTTTCCAAGCTGGTCGGCTCGGGCCTCACCACGGGCGAGAGTCAACAACTCGTCCAACTCGCCGCCTCGCTCAAGGTGGCCTCGGGCGGGCAAGACATCGGCGTCGAGAAACTTGGCGATGCCCTGCTGTCGCTCAAGCGCAACGAGGCTCTGTCGGTCGAGAAAAGCTTTGCCGGCCTGCTTGCGGCCGGTGGCCAGAACCGCGTCTATGAGGCGCTGGCCAAGCAGTTGAACATCAAGAGCGCCGGCCTCGACCCGGTGGCCGTCAAGCGGCTAGTGGATCAGCGGCTGGCCGGTGCCGACGGCGGCATGGGCCTGCGCGGTCAGAAGGCCGTCGACGTGTTTGCCAAGGTCAATCTCGAGGTGGCTGGCGAGAGCGCGTTCGGCGGGCTTCAGCAGGCATTCCAGGCCAAGACCGTCACGGGTGCCATCGACCTGATTCAGCAGCGCATCCGGGGCCTGTTCGACGACGCCAATGCCAACCCGCTAGCCACCCGGCTGCTGGGCATCCTCAACCGCGTCGCCACGGCCCTCGACCCGGCCAGCGACAGCGGCAAGCAGTTGATGGCCACCCTCGACGGCCTGATCGCGGGCGCCGCCGACCTGTGGGACGTGGCCTCGCCGCTGATCGAAGCGCTGGGTCAGGGGTTCGGCACCGGCTTCTCGGAAGCCCTCACCATCGTCCAGAAGCTCACCGCTTCGATGGGCGGCGGCAAGAGTTCCGTGGACGGCTTCGCCGAGGCCCTGCGCACCATCGGCACGGTCCTCGGGTACGTCGTGGTCGGCGTGGGCTCTGCCCTGGCCGTCCTCGGGTACATGGAGGCCAAGGTGGCCGGGCTGGGCACCGCCATCCTCGGCGCCGCCGGCAGCATCGGCGTGGCCCTGGTGGACGGCATCGCCAACGGCGTCGACTCGGCCAAGGCCAAGCTCGTCGCCCGGCTGGAGTCGCTGGCCGCGCTGCTGCCCGACAGCGTCCGCAAGCTCTTGCAGATCCGCTCACCCTCGCGGGTGATGATGAAGCTCGGCGCCTACTCGGCCGAGGGCTTCGCGCAGGGCATCGAACGCGGCGGCCCATCCGTCGAGCGCGCCGCCGACGCTGGCCTCGCCCAGCCTGCTATGCAGGCCAACGTGAAGGCCAGCGGCGGGCGCGGTGGCTCGGTCACCGTGGCGCCCGGCGCCGTGCAGATCAACGTCCCGGCCGGCAGCAACGTCGACGCCGAGACCATGGCCCGGCTGGTCGATGAGCGGCTGCGCGCCCTGTTTGCCGAGATGGGCCTCGAACTCGGGGCCGTGACCTGACATGGCCGCCACCCCCATCCTCCTCGCCAACAGCGGCGTCCAGATCGCTGACCCCGCCTTGGCGTCGGCGTGGGACGCCTGCTTTCTGGCGTCGCAGCGGGTGCCCGGTCTGGTCAAGGTCACCTGTTCCACCCAACGCAAGGTCGACACCGCCAATGGCCCCGGCCTCGACTCGGCCCAACTTCGGTTCCAAGGCATCGACCCGGCCGAGGTCGGGATCGAGATCGTCGTGTGGACCGCCGAACACTTCAGCGACCTGGACGAACTCCTGTCCATCGTCGCGCCCAAGAAGAGCAAGAAGCCCCCGCAGCCGTTTGTGCTGGCCCACCCGGTCACCGACGCTGCGGGGGTTACTGCTGTGGTGGTCGAGAAAATCGACTGGCTCAAAGAGGGCCCGGTCCCGCAGAGCCGCCTTGTCACCCTCGGGTGCAAGCAGTGGCTCTTGCCGAAGCGCGCCCCGCTCGGCGTGCCCACCCTCAACGCCCCGACCGTCGCCGCCACCGAGACCCCGCAGCCCACCGCGCCGTCCAGCAGCAGCACCGCCAAGGGGCCGTGAAATGCCCGCTACCCTCACCGTGGCCGACAAGGCTGTGACCCGCGGGCATGTCACCGTGCCCCGCCAAGGGGTCTGGCAGGCCGATCTGTGGCTGGACGCGGACACCGCCCCGTCCGGCGCCGTGGCGCTGTCCTGGGCCGACGGCGAGGCCACTTGGCAGGGCACCGTGGTCCGCAGCGGCGTCGTCACCGAGGGTGGCCCGGCGGCCGTCCGTCTGGTCGGCGGGGCCGGCGGCCTTGGCAAGACCCTCCCGGGCGCCTCCTACCGCAACGTGAGCCCGCGCGTCATTGCCGGGCAGATCCTCACCGCCGCAGGCGAGACCCTGAGCGGCACCAGCCCGTCGGCCACCCTCTCACCCCTGTGGGCCCGCTGGTCGCGTCAGGCCGGCGCTGCCGGGGCGCAGGTGGCCGCGCTGGCCGCCGCCCTCGGCGTGCTGTGGCGCGTGCTGCCCGACGGCACAGTGTACCTCGGCCCGGACCCGGGCGGGGTGCTGACGCTGGGCAAGGACCAGCAAGTCACCGCCCGCGCGCCGGCCCTCGGTCGCGTCGTCCTGGCCACCTCGAGCCCGTGGGCGTTGCAGGTCGGGCAGACGCTCGACGGGCAGCGCATCGACACCGTGATTCATCGCCTCGGCCCGGACGAGATCAGGAGCGAGTTGTGGCTAGCCTAGGCGAGTTGTTCTCGGCGCTGGTCGAGCGGGTCATGGGCCGCGTGGACGCCTTCGCGCTCTACCCCGCCACGGTCAAGGCCATGAACGACGATGGCACCGTGGACCTGAAGCCGGACAGCGCGCGGTGGGGCGCGGGCCTGTCCCGGGTGCCGGTGCGCGGCCTGCCCGGCGTGGTCGTCAAGGTGAAGACCGACGCCCGCGTCCACATCGCCTTTTCCGAGGGCGACGTGACCCGGCCGGTCGCGGTGCTGTTCGATGCGGACAGCCTCGACACCATCACCGTCACCGCCTCGGTCAAGGCTGTCGTCAAGGCCCCGGCCATCTACCTGGCCGACGAGGCCGGCGCCGCGCCGCTGGCCCGGGTGGGTGACCTGATCGAGGTCGCCATGCCTTCCCTGATTCCCTTCGCCGGCACGGTCGCCGGGGCACCGGCCACCGGCACCCTGACCGTGACCGACACCATGCAGGGCTACATCACCAGCGGCAGCAGCAAGGCCAACAGCGCATGACGGTCTCCTACAAGGGCAAGTTGTCGGCGGCCGTGGCCATCCCGGTGCTGGCGCAGGCGGTGGCCTCGCTCGACATCCCGGGCCTGACGGGGCAGGTCGCCGCGCTGCTCAAGATCACCACGACCTTCAAGCCGCCCAGCGTCGGTGGCACCCTGGTCTTTGCCGCCAACCTCGCCGCCGCCGCCAGCGTCGCCATCGTGCCACCGGCCCTGTCGGTGCTGGGCGAGTTGCAGATCAAGTATGGCCTGTTGAAGGCCAAGCTCGAACTGGTCCTCAAGATCAAGGATCTGCTCACCTCGGGCAGCCTGCGCGTCTACGAATACGAGGGCGTCGCCGGGTCATTCGGCAGCGAGCTGACCACGACCCTCGCGGGCGCCGATGCCGACGGCGGCATCACCCCCACCCAATCCACCTTCGCCGTCTTGCTGGTCGCCGAGGGCGGCACGGCCGGCGCCACCACGCTTCGCGTCCTCCGCTCGGGAGTCTGATTTATGCCGACGAACATCACCGATGTCGATGCCTTCACCGACCCCGTCCAGGTGCCCACCGATGGTGACCCGGTCGAGTCGGGGCCTGCGTCCTGCCTGCGCGCGAGTCTTCAGGCGCTCTCGAACCGCACGCGCTACGCCTACAACCTGCTGACCAACGGCATCCAAAGGGTGCGGGTCGTGGCCTCCACCACGGCGCTCAAGGCCCTGGCCGCCCCGCCCAATGGCGCCGTCGCGATCCAGTTTGGCGGCACCTCGCCCAAGCTCTTCATCTTCACCGTGTACCCGGGGCCGCCCGCCGAGATCGCCGGGTACCTGTACCCCGCCGACGACGGGACGGGCTTCTGGGCGTCGGAGATGTACTACCTGACGACCGGGACCGGCGCTTCATTGCGCCTCGACCCGACCGTGGCCCCGGTGCCCAACCGCATCGTCTCGGTGCAGTCAGGCAGCGACACCAGCACGGTGGCCATCGGCTCTAGCGGCGTGTTTGGTCCGTCGCTCTCGGTGGCGGTGAACTCGGGCGATCTGGTGATGATCGACGGGCACACCAACCTCAACCAGAACGGCGCTGCGACGGACTGGAAGGGCACCGTTTACGTCAGTGTCAACGCCACCGACCAGACCGACTCGCAGGCCCGGTGGGACACCGTCGACGTGTTGCGCAGCGTCTCCACCCGCACGCTCTACACGGCCGGCGCGACGGGGACGCTTACGGTGCGCCTGTCGTATACGGCGAGTTCTGGCGCGTCTGGCACGCCGCACTTTTCCGTGATGCACTACCTGCGCGCCATTGTCATCCGGCCGTAATCGCTGCCTCACGGGCAGCAGAAGATGCCAGTCGGACCGATCCCAGCGTCTAGTTGGACGCAATCCGACCCCGGAGCCTTGCCACTTTGACAGACAAATCCATGGGGCGGCGTCCCACACGCGCTGCTGCACCACTTCTGGTAAGAACCGGCTGACGCATCAAAGCATTTTGACGGGTCAACATCGGTGATGGGCGTGCCAATCTTGAGGCAGGTCGTCTCGCTCAACTGGCACGCGTTGGCCTGTGCTTGGCAATTGCCCATGGCATCACAGGTGCCCCATGTGCTTGTGCATGTAGAGCAGGCTACGTCGAGTTTCGATGGGCACTTAGTGTTGACACATTGCGTCTCGCAATTGCACTCCTGGACGCACTGCTCGTAGGGCCAGCACCCGCCTCCCGGCGTGTAACAGGCATCGATGATTGACCCGCATTGAGCAGTGACGCATGCGCCAAGCTCTATGCACTCCTTGGTCTGTTGGATGCCGGATACCTGACACATGAGCGTGCCGCCCGCGCCCCCGCCAGACCCCGCGCTGACAGTGCCGCAGTTGCAGAGGTCGTAGCCCTTTCCGCTGGGCAGGCAGGTCTGCTTGCCTGTGCAACCAGCAGGAGCAATGCAGGTCACAGAGACCCCCGGGACGCACGACGGCGCGCCGCCCGCGCCAGCCCCTCCGGATCCGGCTACCGCCGCGCCCGCACTGCCACCCTGACCGGCACCACCGGAGACCACGCCGCCCGCGCCCGCCTGTGCCCCGCCTGCGCCGCCCTGTGCCCCGCCGGCCCCGGCTCCTCCCTTGCCGGAGACCGGGGCGGCAAGGTCATCGCCGCCGTCTGAGCCACACGCCGCCAATGCCGCCACCAGTGCCAGTGTCCAGAGCCTCATGGGAGGCAGGATACGCCAAGGTGGCCGCGGTTGCCCCTCAGCGCGAGGCGATGGCCCTCTGCGCGGCGTCTGCCACGCGCCCAACGAAGGCCGCGTCCTTGGACGAGAGCGCCTGGGTTTCGACGCCGGACGTGTTGAACTTGAGCCAGTGCGCCGGCTTGGACAGTGAGCCGATCAGCAAAAATAGTACACCTACCAAGAGCGCCGCTCCTCCGCACCCGAGCCCAACGTCAAGGCTCCCGCTGAGACCAAGGCCAAAGGCCATGGAGACGCCCAGCAGCACGCCGAGCACGCCGAGGATTGTTGCGATGGTCGAGGCGTCGCTTTCCTTGCCGCGCTTGACGCTGGTGATGTTGGCCACGACGTACATCGTGTCGCCGATGGTGATGCGGTGAGTCGTCACCCGGACTTCGCCCTCTGCAAGCAACTGCTGTTCTTCAGCCATCTGGCCATGCTCGCTCCATGTGCTGCTCGTGCGCCAGCGCGCTGACCCCTTGCCCGCCCGGCGCACACTGGCGGGCACCATGCAGATCCGCGTCAAGTTCCGCTTCGATGGGGTAGTGGCCGGATTTGAGCCCTGGTGGTCGGGTTTCAGGTCCGGGGTGGTCGGGTTCGAGGCGTCGTGGTCGGATCTGGTGGGGGTGGTCGGATTTGGGCAAAACCGACCATCATGACGCGGGCGCCCCTGCCGGGAGGACAACCTATGCCCGGGGGCGCCCCTGGCCGGGCTCGCTCGCCGGGCTACCGTGGGGGGCATGGCGTCCTTCAACGAGCGGGTCCGTCAGATCACCGGCAAGCTCCCCAGCGAGATGACCTGCCACCGCGTCCCCGATGGCGTGAAGTTTCCAGGGGTCGTCTGGGCCTCCGATGGCAAGCGGCTCCTCTGCGCCTGCCCCTCGCCCACCCCCGAGAAGGTCCACTACCTGCGGATCGGGGACGGGCCCATCGGGCATGGGGTGCGCTTCGTCCTGATCCGCCGGGAGCCGCTCAACTACATGCCCGAGGCCGCCAACGATGTGCTGCCTTCGGGGCCGCCCCCATGGTCGCGCGAGTGGGAGGAGTCCGATCCGCGAGTTTGAACCGACAAGATTCAGTCGTCTTTTTCCCCTGAGATCGAGATCAACTCCCTCAGACCTTCCATAACTTTATGGATGGCATCAGAAGAAGATTTGTCGGAGCCTGTCTCCTTGGCAATATCAGCAGCGAGCGCACCAAGGGCCCCCACTATCTCTGAATCCGTTTTCTTTTTTCCCTTTCTATTCTGTATAGCGACAAAGAACTCGCGCCAATACCGAAGACGCACTCCGCACAGCAGGCGCTCCTGCATTTCAGCAACGTAGTCATCCAAGATCCTAGACCGAGCGATACGTCCGAAGTTTCCGCCGCTGTCGTCGATGGCCTCTTCATTTATGGATGTACGCCCCGCTTTGTATGGAACGATGGTCGTGGTTGGGGTGCGAATTTCTAGGCTACCCGTTGTTTTCCGATTCTTCCAATATGTGTTTCTCCGCTCGGCCGCAATTCTAGCGCCCACGATAGCTGGTGTGAACACAATTGGATGACCGCTGATAACCTGAGCTAGGGTCCAGGGCACAATTACCAAGAGATCATAGGGACCAGATGCCGAGGAAGTGGCTAGATAGCGAAAATTTGGCTCTCCTTCGGCCGCCAGCAGATACCATCCTTTGAGTTCAATCCCTAGGATGGTTTCAGGAGCATGACCATTACTGACAGAAGTTGCAGGACGCTGCAAGAGAACATCAGGGAACGTCTGAGGCTGTCGAACGAAGCTGTAAAGCGCGTATTTGTTGCTGGGGTCCCAAGTTCCCCTCATCGTGTTGAGGGTTGCAACGACTTGTTCTTCGATTGCAACGCCAAGTACGCCATGCAAAGCATGGAGATCCGTTGCTGGTATTCCAGATATAAAAGTTTCCGTGCGGAAATAAGTTGGCAGAGCGGCAAGCGCCTCCATGACCCTACGGTGAAGATCTTGGTGTTCCCATTTTGTAACATCAGGAATGAGTTCAGAAGACATCGTAGTTAGCCAATCGGTTGGACGCAGCGAGGAAAAAAATGCGCTCGATTTCGGCGCTTACCGAGCGTCGATTGAGCTTATGGGCAGCTATGGAAGTCGAGCACAGCCCGCCAAAGGGGTCCCAAACCATATCCCCTGGATCTGTAGATGCCTCAATGATGAGTTCCAGCAATTTGAGGGGCTTCTGGTTCGTGTGTAGACACTTGGCACCGATGCCCTTGAGGCGCTCTTGGCCACGGACAGCAGGTTCGTTCCATACGTTATTTATGCCAAATTTGCAGTGGAACTTGGAACGCATGCGCTCCCACTCGCTGGCAGACAGGGAATGCTGGCCATCCAAGCTGAAATAGGGCCGACCGTTAGGGTCTCCCTTCGTATTCAGGTAGTGGGCCATCGAGGCAAAGGCTTCTGGGGGTGGGAAATACCAAACGTGGTCGCTTGTCAGGTATTTGCGTGTAGCTGCGTTCTTCACGCCGCAAGCCTTGTTCGCGAGGTACATCGGCAATTTGGACCTTAGCCACTCGTGCCTCAGCCAAGCCTGCATAGACACATTAGATCCGCCGATGTCAAACGTAGCTGGCTTGACGTACTGCGCACAAACTTCGGTCACGATAGGAAATTGGCGCAGGGTTTTGGTGTTTGAGTTGCCGGCAATATGCCCCATCCCCTTATTCCATACGTGGCAAGCCACGTATTCCCACCCAAGTTCAACGAGAACTGGATGCACAGTCGCCCAGCCGACCTCTGTGTTCCAAAACCAAAGAGTGGTCAGGGGGGTCGCTTTTTTGGTCCACTCTTCGATATGCGGACGATACCAAGAGGCGAGACCGTTATGGGTAGGTGGATCTCCAGGGAAACCAGAAACCCCATAAGCTCCATCTGAGACGATGCAAACTGGAGTGGGCCACCTTTCATAGAGGTTCAGCGAATCGTCACAATGGAGGGTGACGCCATCCCGCTCGTAGGTTGTACCCTTACGGGTGTCCTTTGGGGGAACCGGCGGTCGCGGCGAAAAAGGCAAATATTCTGTCCGACTAGCAACTTGCGTAGGGTCGGGCACATAGAGTGGCACTCGGGCCTCCGTTTTGCGGCGAGGCGTGACCATATCGAGATCCAAGAAGCGCTGTCCACTAAAATTCAGTTTCGCCACTGTATTTGCCTTATTTTCGTGGGAGCACATGACATGCGCCGGCAGTCTCGTCCACAAGTGCCCTCTCATCGGCCACGTACTGGCCAAGTTTAGGGGGGTTTTATACCCATCAAAACAAAGAGAGTTGTTCTCCATCCCGCGGCGGGGCGACCCAAGAGAGCAGGCTCAATTGCCCCATCTCGTCCGCCGCCAGTCCCGCAACCACCGCAGGCGCCACGGGTTCGGCCGACTCGGGCGTCGTTGGAGAGGCGCAGAACACGGGGGGCTCGGGCACCTCGCCGTCGCTCGGGAGCGGGGGCGCGGGGGCTGGAGGCTGGGTTGGCGTGGGTGGCACTGGAGGCGCGGCAGGGGGCGGCTCCTCGTGAGCCGTAGGCATCGCGACTCGCAACCGCCGCCGGGATTCAGGCGCGGGTGCGAGCGCTTTCTCCATCGCGGCCTCCGCGAGGAGTGGTCGGTTTTGAAACAGCGAGTGGTCGAATCCGGCCAGTACCTTCGATGGGGCCACGACCTCGCCCGAGTCCCTGGCCGACATCGCCGCCGCCCTCAACCGGGTGGCCGACAACCAGGACAAGATCGCCGCGCTTCTGACCGAGAACGCCGCCCTGACCGCGGACCTGCCGGCGCGCATCGCCGCCGCCTGCGTCGGGTCCGTCTCGGTCGAGCCCAGCCCTTAGCCTTCGCCATCCCTGACCGGGTGGCCCCACCGACGCCTCGCACCCCGCGGGGCGTTGTCGTTTTGTCCCCCATCGCCCTGGCTCCCCACCGAGCCGCGGCACCGAGTCCCATGACCCTCGAAGCCACCCTTACCGGCTCGGGCACGAGCTGGACGGCGACCCTCGCCCTCCTCTCGACCCGCGAGCCCGTCAGCGCCAGCGGCAGCAGCGCCCCCGGTGCCCTCGGCGCCCTGATCCCGGTCGCGCTGCGCCAGGTGGCCGACGAGGCCCGGGTGCAGGGCGTCGCCCTCGGCCCGGTCGAGCTGGTGGCGGCCGAGTTGCGGGTCCGGGCGGCGTGCTCGCTGGCGCTGTTCCGGCAGACGCACCCGGTGCCGACGCTCACCATCACCGATCCGCTCGGCACCGATGTCTCGACCTTCCCGGACCTGGACCCGCAGTTCCGGCCGATCTCGGGACAGCGCGCGGTGGCCGAGGCGGTCGCGCGGCGCTGGCTCACGCCCCTCGGCGGGCTGGTCTATGACGAGACCTACGGCGAGGACGTGCGCGCGCTCCTGAATGCAGGCGCCGACTCCCCGCGGTTGCAGGCCATCCGGGCCGCGCTGGTGGCGCAGGCGACCGCCGACGAGCGGGTGGTGAGCGCCACCGTGGACCTGTCCCTCGCGGGCCCCACCGGCAGCCTGACCCTGACCGTCCGCGGTCGGCTGGAGAGCGCCACCGGGCCCTTCGCGCTGGTCCTCACGATCACGCAACTGAACGCCAACCTTCAAGTCCTGCGAGCGTAAATGGCCCTCCCCCTCAATGACCTACTCGCGGGCAGCACCACCGACGAGACGCTGGCGACGCTGGTGGCCCTGGCCGCCGTCGCCGGCTTCCCGGCCTACTCGTGGCAGGCGGGCAGCGTCCCGCGGACCTTCTTTGAACTGGAGGCGGTCTCGTACGCCGACCTCACGCAGGTCATCGGCGCCATCGCGGGCGGCGGCTTCGTCGACCACGCCGAGGGGCCGTGGCTGACGCTGCGCGCCGCACAGGGCTACAACCTGACGCGCCAGCCCGCCGTCTACACCCAGGGCGTCATCACCCTGACCGACGGCGGCGGCATCGGCCCCGTCTCGATCACCGACGCCGGACAGATCGTCGTCACCGTGGACGGTACCCGGTTCCGGGTGGTGGACAGCACCGACTACCCGCTGCCGCAGACCCTGCCGGCGTCCGGGTCGGTGACGGTGATGTTCGAGGCCGAGACCGCGGGCGCGGCCGGCAACATCCCAGACGGCGCGACGGTCGAGCTGGTGACCAGCCTGCCCGGCGTCACCGCGGTGCAACTCACCCCCTCAGGTGGGACGTGGATCACGCAACAGGGCGCCGACGAGGAGACGGACGCCGCCCTGCGTACCCGGTGCAAGGCGCGCTGGGGAGAACTCGGCTACGGCGCGACCGAGGCCGCCTACCGCTACTGGGCCTCGACCGCCTCGGCTGAGGTCACGCGGGTGGCGGTCAAGGAAGCGACCGGGGACGGCACCGTGGACATCTACGTCGCGGGCAGCGCCGGCCCGGTCAGCGGCGGCGCCATCACCGCGGCCCAAGCCTACGTCGACGCGCGGCGCCCGCAGTGCGTGGTGCCCACGGTCACCAATGCCTCGCTGGTGACGGTCGCGTTGACGGGCGTGGTCAAGGTCAAGGCGGCGCAGCGGACCACCGCGCAGGCCGCCTCGTCGGTCGCGCTCTCGGCCCTGTTCGCCGCCATCCCCATCGGCGGCATCGTGTACCGGGCCCCCATCGAAAAGGCCATCCTCGACGCCAACGTGGGCGTCGTCAACGTCGCCCTGGACAACGTCGCCGAACAGACCCTCGGCCCGAGCGAGGTGCCGGTCGTGGACGTGTCCGGCCTCACCTGGACGAGCATCTGATGGCCGACCGCGACGACTACTGGTTCTACCAGTCGCAGACCGCGCCGACGCCGCTGGCGGGCACGCAGGGTGAGGCGTGGTGGCAGGTCTGGGGGCATGCCAAGGACGCCTGGCGCGAGGGCACACGCGAGGCCACCAAGGCCAGCCTGCCGCTGCTCGCCGCGCCGGACGCGCTAGCCGCCTACGCCACCGAGCGCAGTACCGAGCGGTACGACACCGAGACGGAGGCCACCTACCGGGTACGGCTGGCCGAGACGTTCGACCGCTACACCTACCTGGGCACGCCCACGGGGGTCACGGCGGCCGTGGAGGCCACCAGCGGCGTCACCTCGGTCCTGTACCGGGAGGCATGGCAGTGGGACGCCGGCTCGCCGCAGTGGGCCCGGTTCTGGCTCGTCTGCGCCACGTCCTACTTGCCACCGTCCGACTGGGGCGACCCGGGCCTGGCCTTCGGGGACGAGGGGCTTCTCTTCGGCGTGACCGCCTCGCGCGACGCCATCGACTTTCTACGCCGGCAGGTGGCGCGGTGGAAAGCCGCCCATGCCCGGCTGGTGTGGTGCGCGCTGCTGATCGGCGACGCCCACGTATTCGGCGAACCTGGCCTGTCCTGGGGTGACCCCGGGCTGACCTTCGATGCGGGCTCGATAGCCCTGCTGGAGTCCTGACATGGGATGGCCCGAACAAGTTTTTAACTGGCTCGGTTACGGCAAGTACACCGCGAGCCCGGTGGCCGCCTCCGACGGTGGCACCAAGCCCCTGCTGATTGACCCGTACGGCCGGCTTCAGGTGTCCACCGCCCCGGCGGCGCCGGCTGGTGTCACGGCCGTGCGGCAACTCACCGCGGCCAGCACCGGGTCGCTCAAGAGCGCCGGGGCCGGCAGCCTGGTCGAGGTGTCGATGTGGAACAGCAGCGCCGCCGCCATCTGGTTCCAGGTCCACGACAAGGCCAGCGCCGTGTCGGGTGGCGACGCCTGCCTCGATCAGATCATGGTGCCCGCGGGCGGCTCGGTCGGCTGGCGCCCTGCGGTGCCCGTCGCGGCCAGCACGCAGCTGCGCTGGGCGGCTTCGACCACGGCGGCGACCTACACGGCGCCCGGCGCGCACTGCGTCGGCTTCAGCGCGGCGGTGCTGTGATGAGCGGCACCCCTCTCTCTGGCGCGGTCGCCTCTGGTGGCGGCGGTGGCGCCCCGACCGGCGCGGCCGGCGGCGACCTCGGCGGTACCTACCCGAACCCCAGCGTCGTCAAGCTCCGCGGCATCGCCCTCGACTCGTCCCTGGGCTCCATCTCGAACCCAGGCGAGATGCTGACCTTTGACGGCACCAAGTGGGTCTCCACCGGGGCCGCCACCAACCCGACGCAACTCATGTTCTGGCGCGACTCGGCCGGGTACGCGTCCTGGGGTGACCCCAGTTTCGAGACCGGCGTGGACGCCTCGGCCTACTGGGGCCAGACGACTGGCGGCGGCTTTGCCCTGTCGGCCGCGTCCTACTCGGTCGCCGGCTCGGGCGCGCTGGCGATGGCGGCGGCGCAGCTCACCGCCCACACCGTGCGCCTGACCGGGGTGCTGACCGGCAACCGCGTCTGCACCCTGCCGGCGGGCACCGGGCACGAGCACGTGTTCATCAACGCCACCACGGGCACCTACACCCTCCAGATCGCCGGGCCGTCGGGTGGATCCTGCTACCTGGCACCCGGGCAGAGCAAGCGCCTCTCGGTCGATGACGCCGGGGTGCTGCGCGGCGAGGGGCTGCGGGTCTGGGAGTACGAGACCACGATCACCAACGTCCGCGGGTCGGCCGGCTCGGACGACACCACCCTGTGCGCGGTGCCGCTCGGGCTGCGGCTGTCCTGCACCCCGCGGGTCTATCAGGTGGTGGGGGCGACCATCGGCAGCGGCGCCCCCCAGGTGAGCATCGGCACCAGCGCAGGCGGCACGGACGTGATGGATGCGACGGGCGCCTCGGGGTCGTCGGACGTGATCATCGAGCCGACCGCCGGCAGTGGCATCGACGCTGACGGCGGCTACCCGATGGCGACGGCGGCCACGCTGTCGCTGCGCAACACCACGTCCGGCGCGGTGATCGTCGGGACCATGCGCGTGATCATCGTGGGGCTGGTGCTGGCGTGAGCGCCGGGTTGCTGGCAGCGATGCCGTGGCGCCGCCCGGCGTCCAGCGGTGGCGGCCCGCCTCCCGGGTCTCCGATCCTGGACCTCTGGCCGCAGGTGCTCGGGTCGCTCTACCAGGACACCGGCACCTCGACCCCGGTGACCACCGCCGGGCAGACGGTACAGCACGTCGTGGACCAGAGCGGCAACGGTCGCGACGCCGGGCAGACGGTCACGATCAACGCCCCGCAGTACGCCACCAACCTCGGTCCAAGCGGCAACCTCGCCGGCCTCGACTTCTCCACGGGCGCACGGTGGCTCAAGGTCTCGGCGTTTACCAGCCCGACCACGACCACGTACTTCTTTGTCTACGCGATCACGTCCTCAACCGGCACCCTGTTCAACCGGGTCAAGACAGCCGGCAGCGTCGCCGCGGACTACGTCTACAAGACCGGCGAGATCCAGGCAGACCGCGGCACCGCGCACCTGATCTCGAACAACGGGTTCTTCCCGAACACGTCGTATCACCTCGGGTGCCTGCGGATCGACACCGCGGGGGCCAACAAGATGGAGGCGTACCTCGACGGTACCCTGTTCGCCTCCTACGCCAGCAGCATCGGCTCTTCGACGCTCGACGCCAGCCTGCTGCTGGGCGCGTACAACGAACTCGGCGGGTTCCCGGCGCGCCTGCTGCTGCTGCGGTTCTTGACCTACCACACCGCCCTCGACAGCACCGACCGCCGCGCCGTCGAGGTCTACCTGCAAGCCCTGTACGGCACCCCCGCGCTCCCGTGAGCGCCTGACCTGACCGCCGCGCGCCCCTGCCGCGGCCCCTGTGGAGAGCATCATGCCTCGTATTGGACTCGGCTGCGGCCTGGGTGTCGGCGGCCCGCGTGTGTGGACCCTGGCGCCCACGGACATCGACCAGACCTCGCTCGCCGGGCGCTGGCGGCCGTCGCGCGTGGCCAGCTGCTGGGGCGACAACGGCGTCACCCAGGCGGTCACCGGCGGCACGGTCTACCGGGTCGACGATGAGATCGCCGGTAACCACCTGGTGCAGGCGACCGCGGGCTCGCGGC